TTATACAAACAGAAACGATATCGCCTGTGGTATTAACACAGCTTTTAATGAAATTATTTGGTACTATCCTTCAGCAAACGCTACAGGAATAGATAGAGGTGTTGCTTACAATTATTTAGAAGGAACGTGGTATACTGTTAATCTTGGTAGAACTACTTGGCTCGGTGCTTATGTATATGAAAATCCTATAGCTACAGAATATGATGCAAGTATAACAGCAAATGTATCTTCTATACTAGGTTTGACTGCAGGTGCTTCTTATCTTTATGAACATGAATCAGGCAATAACCAAGCAGATGGTACAGCCTTACCTGCTTTTTTAACAACAGGATCTGTTGAAATTGCTGATGGTGATGAGCTCATGTCGGTCAGTAGATTAGTTCCTGACTTTGATAATTTAACTAATACAATGACAGCTACTTTAACACTGGAACAGTATCCACAATCTGCAGCTAACGTAACTACAACAGGTAGTATTACTAGTACCACAGAAAAAATTGATGTAAGAGGTAGAGGTAGAGCGGTTAAAATTAAATATGAAACTAACACAGTTAATGACACAGCTTGGCGACTTGGATCTACTAAATTACAACTTAGACCAGACGGAAGAAGATAATGGCTAAAATAACAATAACAAGGCTACCTAATGCTACACCAGAATATGATGCTAACCAGTTTGATCAAATGGTTGCATTATTAGATCAAATTATTCTTTTACTTAATACAAACTACCAACAAGATTTAAGAGAAGAAGCACAGTCGGAGGCTTTTTTCATTGGCTAATGTATTTAAAAGTGCAATGGTGGATATCACCACAACAAATTTAACAACTGTTATAACAGTTCCTACGGCTAATCCTGGTGCAACGCCACCAGTCATGCCTACTACGGACGTAGTAAAATCTCTTTTAATTTGCAATGACTCTGGTTCAACAACTTTAGTTGATGTTGAAGTTGTCCGAGGCGCTGCAACCTTTGAAGTATTCAAAGCTAAGAGTATTGCTACAAACACAACAACAGAATTATTGACTCAACCTTTGGTTCTGCAAGAAAGTGATGTTCTAAAAGTTCAAGCCAATGCTGCCAATCAGGTGCACATTATAGCTAGTTTTATGGAGGTCACGAAAGGACAGCTCTGATTAATTTACATTCCCTATTTATTACTCCCGTATTTTCACTACAACTTAAAGGCCACGAACATCTTATAGATAATATCTATCAATTAAGAGAAAAAGATGAGATGGGTATGCCACGATCCAATGTCGGTGGTTGGCATAGTCATGATGAAATATACAACATTAAAAAATTTAAACCCTTGGTTGCTGATGTTCTTAAATATGCAAAAGATTGTTTTAATCACATGGATGTACAAGACGCTTATAATCCCGAGATGACTGGCATGTGGGGAATAATAAATCCGCCAGGATCACGAAACAATGTACATACACATCCATACAACTATTTATCTGGTGTATTTTACCTTAAAGCACCCAAAAAGTGTGGAAATATTGTGTTTTTAGAACCTAAACCACAGTCAGAGGTACTATCACCCCCAAAAAAAGAAAAAGCTTCTATACACTTAGCACATAGCGTACAGTGGGAACCTGTTGAAAATTCCTTGATTTTTTTCCCATCATGGTTACAACATGAAGTACAAACAAATTATTCTAATGATGACCGAGTTATCATTAGTTTTAACATAAATTGGAGAAAAGACGATGCCGATAGTTGAACCTGCTGAATTACTAGGTCACATTACAACCTCTGATGGAAGACAGATTCCTCATTATAAAGTAAAAACTGAAACAACACTTACACATGTAGATACTGGTGCTGAGTATAATTCTGAAGCAGAAGCTCAAGCTGACATTGATAACCCAGGAACATCTACAACTGCTGAAAAGATAAGAAGAGACGTAAAAGTATTTGCTCCTTCTTTAGCAGATATGTTAGGTGAAACTCCAGAGTAGTTGTACATTGCAGCAAATTTAGACGACTGCGCTCTTATAATTAAAGATTTTTTACCTTTAGATCTTTTCAAATCTGTATCTAATTATGATTACAATTCTAGATACTCTACAAAATCTTCTACAAAATTATGGGGTGAAGATCTTTATAAAGATGACAAAGGAGTTAAAACTTTAGAAAGAGTTATATCTTTTTATAATATTGCTTCAATTAGGTTTAACAAAATAGAAAGTGAAGAAAGTATTTTTAAAAATGTTTTACAGATTCTTAAAGATTGTCCCTTTATACCTTATAATAAAAAATCAGATATAGTGTTAAACTATTATGAATATCAAAAACATTCAGGGATAAACTGGCATGATGATGGTCAAGATACATTAAATTATTCTTTTTATATTCATAAAGAATGGAACGAAAATTGGGGTGGAGAAACTTTAATTGACACAAATAGAGGCTTGCCTTTATCTGTTACTCCACATCCTAACTCATTAGTTGTTATTAAATCAGGTATTAGACATAAAGTTTGTTCTGTGGTAGGACCTGAAAAAAGAAAAGTTTTACAAATAAAAGGAAGTTTTTATAAATAGTTGTGACAATAGGTGTTAATATATCACACGACTCTTCAATATGTATTAAGAAAGATAATACTATTAAGTTTTTTGAAGAAAGTCGTTTTAGTAAAAATAAATATTGGGAGCCTACCAAAGAAGATTTTATTTTTAGTTGTTTTAAAAATATAGATTATTTTGATGATACTTTTGTGTTTGCCTCTTATGGTAGACAAAACAATGAAGATGAAACAATAATTAAAAATATTTGTAAAAAATATAATATAAAAAATTATTTTTTTAATTCTCTTTCACATCATATATATCATGCTTGTTCCTCTTTCTACGCTTCATCTTTTAATGAAGCTTTATGTGTTGTTATTGATGGTAATGGATCAAGGCTTCCTCAACAGGATACTTTTCAAGAAGTAGATAGTATTTATTATATTGATAACACTTGCATAAAACCAAAGTATAAAAATTACAGTAACGCTAGGTATTCTACTTTATGGTCTAATTTTGATGATAGAGAAAAACTTTTACACTTAATTAATCAAGTATGGGAAAATTCAACCGAAGATAAATTAAACAATAATTATTTTATAGAAAATAACTGCTTAACAAGAATGACAAATTTTTATAATCCTGGATTATTATTTAATCATTTATGCACAACTTTACATTTTTACGACAAAAAAACTCATCATGCAAAAGCTGGTGAAGCTATGGGCTTATCTTCTTATGGCAAAAATTACGGAAAAAGAGATGAAGATTTATGTAAACAAGTTCAAGAAGCTACAGAAAAATACACAATAGAATTAATAGAAAAAGCTTTAACATATAGTGATACACGAAACATTGTTTTATCAGGTGGTTATTTTTTGAATTGTGTAAACAACTATAAATACACTCAATACTTTAAAAATATTAATTTTTTTATAGACCCTTGTCCTCATGACGGGGGAACAGCTTTAGGAGCGGCCGTTTGGTATGATTATTACAGATAAAAAAGAGGCTATTGATAAAATTTTAGAACAACAAATTGTTGCTATTTTTCAAGACAGCTCTGAATATGGTCCGCGAGCCTTGGGTAATAGATCTTTATTGTTTGACCCTAGAAACAAAAATGGCAAGGACATTGTTAACAAAATAAAAAGAAGAGAATGGTTTAGACCTTTCGCAGGAACTGTATTACTCGAACACGCACAAGATTGGTTTGAGATGGGCACTATAAAAGAATCGCCTTACATGTCTTACGCTATACCTGTTAAAGAAGAAAAGAAAAAATTAATTCCATCTATTACTCATGTTGATGGCACGTGTAGAATACAAACATTGACCATAGAACAAAATGAAAACTTCTATGAGCTTATAAAATTGTTCTATAGTAAAACAAATGTTCCAATATTATTTAATACTTCTTTTAATCTAGGTGGTGAACCTTTGGTAGAAACTAAAGAAGATGCTTTAGATACTCTTAAACGATCTAGTATAGATTATTTATATCTACCCTAAGCACTACAAGCTTCACATTCCAAATCAGAATCTAAACCAGTTACCATAACTGTAGCATCGGAGTTATGTGGTTTACCTTGAATTGTATGTATATGAGGCACGTTTCGGTGTTCTAATAATTCTTTGTGTAGTTTTTCGTTTTCTCTTTCCACTGCTAATAAACGTTCGTGGTAACGACTCACCTTATCAGCAAGGGTAGCTATAGCCTTCAATACTTCTTGATTTTCCATAATATCTCCTTGATTTATAATTTTTGGGTGAGATCCAATTTAAACATGTGTACAGAATATATCAAGAAATCTTTTTATAATTGTTTTCTTGACATGGTTTTTGTGTTATGAAAGAGACAGAAAAAAGAATGGAAGCACAAACAAACGTTTTTGGTAAAATGATTAAAAGGTATAGCATACCTTTGAATGCTATTGATGATCTCAATAAAAAATATGAACAACGCAAAGAAAATTTAGAAAGTTTTGGTTGGCGATTAGCTGGAAGAATGGAATCAGAATTAAAATTTACTGAGTTTATGGCTGATACAGAAGTTTCAAAATATATGGTAGATTGTATGAATGATTATATTGAAACACTAGAGAAAGTTAATTTGTTTCGAGGAAATAAAGAATTAGAAATTTTAAATTGTTGGATTAATGATATGAAAGAAGAAGAGTATAATCCACCTCATACTCATCACGATAATACAGGTTATTCAACTGTTATGTTTTTAAAAGTTCCAGAGTTTATAAATGATGTAAAAGATCCTCATAAATTTAAAGATGGTCAATTAGGTTTTACAGATGTTAATGGATCAAACTGCACATGGTTTGAACCCGAGGTTGGACATTTTTACATATTTGAAGCTTCTCATCAACATTTTGTCATGCCCTTTAAAGTAAAAAATAAAGGAGAAATTAGAAGATCAATGTCTTTTAATTTTATACAAAAAATTGTTTGAGAAAAAAATAAATTTTTGTGCAACAAACGGAGGTATGGTTGACATATGGCCACATCCAAAACCAGCAAATAGATTTGTTCCTAATGAATACAAAAAGTTAGAAAGACACAGCAAAAACAATTTACACGCACCTACGTTAAAAACGTGCATGCCTTTTTTAGATTCAATGACGATGGGTTATATCATACCTTTTGATCAAGATTATGTTGTAGATCCTACAGAAGAAGATTTTAGTGTTACTCCTGCTAGTAGAAGTCAAGAAGATTTTGGTTTTCATGGTAAAGCGCAGCTACCAAAAGAATGGCATAAAACTACAGGTGAAAATGCAGGTAAGTTTCATAACAAATGGTTAATTAAAACTCCTCCAGGCTATAGCTGTTTGTTTATTCATCCTATGAATAGAATGGAAGAAAGATGGAAAATAATCGAGGGTGTAGTAGACACAGATACATATGTAAATTTAATTAATTTTCCTTTTATTTTAAAGAAAAGAGATAAACAATTTTTAATTAAACAAGGTGAGCCTATGGTACAGGTTGTCCCTTTTAAAAGAGAATCTTGGAAAGTATGGTCTGGTTTTTATATGGAAAAACTACATGGCAAAACACTAAAAATGTTAAGTAGTAAATGGGTTGATAGATATAAAAATATGTTTTGGAACAAAAAAAGTTTTAAGTGAAAACTAATTACAAATACGTAAAGAACATGTTGTCAAGCGATATGGTTGAATTTTTAACAACATATGCAATAAGAAAAGCTTCTGAAGGAAAAAATAGACCTGATGAACTTGTACCTTTATCTACCTCTTTTCATGCTTTTCACTCTGATATTTTTAATCACATTATTCATTTCTTACAACCTATCGTAGAAAAAGAAACGAACTTAAACTTAAAACCTATTTATAGTTTTAATAGAATATATCTACCTGGCTCTGACTTACCTATACACAAAGATAGACCGTCTAGTGAGATTAGTGCTTCTGTAACTTTAAAATATTTTTATAAAGACAAAGATTATAAGTGGCCTTTATGTATGGGAGATAAACCAATTGTAATTGAAAAGGGTGATGGTGTTATTTACAAGGGTTGTGAAATAGATCATTGGAGACCTGTTTTTAGTCAACCTGATGGTTGTTGGCATCATCAACTATTTGTTTTTTATATTAATAAAGAAGGACCTTTTAAAGATCTTGAAGAAGAAACAACTCAAGAAAAAGTTGATTCTAATGTAGAGTTAGAAAAAAAATTAGAAAAAATTACGAATAATTAGAGTCGTAAGCCATCCAATTTGCTAAGGCATTACTTGTTCCATTAGTTAAATCATCAGCGACAGCAGTATCATAAGCAGTTTGTGCAGCTTCTATTTGACCTTTTCTTGTTTCCGCCCAAGTAAGTAAAGCAGCAATAGTTGTAGATCCTACAGCATCACTTGTAGCATTTAAATCTGTATTACCTGTCATCATACCAGTAGAAGCATCTTTGCTTTGAATTTCGTTTTGTCCAACTAGGTTATTCCATATTACACAATGAATAGTGTTTGGACACCATGCATCCACCCAGTTTTTACCTTTATCTACCCAAGGAATAACAAATGAATCATCAACTAAAATGTTATCTCCGTTTTGTATTACTATTTGTGTTGCCATCAATATCTCCTAATGCTTTATAATATAGTTTACCACCACAAAAGGTGAGAATGAATTTGTTCCTGCCGCTGTAACAGAACCAGTTAAACTTGTTGTAATATTACCAGTTAATGTTCCTGATAAAGTATGTGAGTGATTATGACCAGTTCCAGAACCTGAACCACCAGTGTTTGCGTTCGCGGTTCCTGCTCTAGTGCCTGTGCTGCTTGGACCACCTGAGTTGGGTACAGCACCACCATTTGTTTTTTCATAACTGTGAGTGTGACTAGGCATTTGTGCATTTGTAATAGACGTATTGTCAATACTTCCTGTAACAGTAACGGATTGGTTAGTAGCATTGGTTGCAGCTTGGTTGTTAGTTACAGCAACTGTTACTGTATTTGCACCACCAGTTCCTGCTAAGTTATATGTATTACCATCATAACCTTGTGGCATTTTACCTTGTAATTGAGGAACGTTAAAAGTTGTTGATCCATCACCGCCTCCATAAGTTGAGGCAATTACAGCAAATAATTCTGCATATGTTGATCTTGATACAGCCGAACCGTCACATAACAAGTAACC